TAGTACCCGCTCACGGGATCGCGCACCGCGGGCCCGACATAGATTTCGTACCGCCGATCATTCACGACGACATGCGGCGTGCCCGGGCCGAGGGCCAAGCCCCCATAGCCATACCCGAGCTGAATCGCCCAGGAATAATTCCCACCCGTTGTCTTGCCCTGGTAGTCGGCGTAATACCCGGGCCGCACGCTCGTCGCCAGCAGCGCTGGCGCCGTGCCCCCGATCGCCACGCTGGCCGTGGCACTCGGCAGCGTTTCCCCCGCGGCATTCGCAAACGTGATCGCGTACTGGTAGGTCCCCGCCGCCATCCCGGGGCCGCTCGCCGCCGTCACGAACGGCGGGCTCGTCGGGCTGATCGACACGCCAACAATGCTGCCCTTCCCGCCGCGCCCCTTGACGCCGGTATACGGAAACCGCTGCGTCCCGCTTTCGACGATGCCACCCTCCGTGCTGTACCAGCCGTCGTCGATCACGGGGAGTTCGGTGGCCCCGGGCGCCACGTCGACTACCGCCTGGCCGCCCCCACCCCGCGCAATCACCCGCGTCACGACTTGCGAGAGATCCTCCGAGAGCGACAGATCACTCGCGCCCTGCGGACTGGCATCGGTGATCGGCGCCGCATCCGGCGACTCGCTGAGAAAGACGTGCAGGTCGCCGCCGTAGTCGAGATACCAGTAGGCGCCGATGCGCTCGCACACCGCCGTCAGGCACGTCGCCGGCACCTCGTTGGTGAGCACGATCGCATCGACGATCGGCAGGCCGGGCACCACCGCGCGCGTCGTCACGCCCGGGCAGAACCGCGCGACGAGGTCGAGCACGATGCTGGACGCGCTCTGGTGGGTATACGACGCCAGCACCCGGCGCCGGTTCAGGAGCCAGGTCGGGTCGATGCACTGCAGGTCATAGGCGACGTTCTGCTTGAGCGACTCATACAGGACGGTGGTTTCGAGAATGTGCCCGCCAAAGAGTTGCAGGTCCGTGCTCTGGTCGCCGTGGTAGAGCGCGAACGAATGGCCGGCGACCGGCACGAAGTTGTGCACCCGCACGTGCGCCGTGTCGGGCTGGTCGTTCAGGACGTGCTCGACCGCGGCGCCTTCAATGCGGACGTTGCGGGAGCGGTCGACGCCGCCGATGATCACGGAGGTCAGCGGTTCGTAGTAGTTCAGCCGTGCGGCATTCAGCCGCATCACGTTCAGCCGGGCGCAGCCGTCGACGTGCGGATGCGACGGCACTAGAACCGCACCCCCTGCCGCCGCATCTCGGTCACCAGCGAGTTCGCGATGTTGCCGGCCTCGGTGCTATTGACGGTGACGTTTAGGGTGCTGCCGGTGCTGCTCATGGTCGGCAGCAACGTCTTTTGCTGGTTGCGGAAGTTGTACGGGTCGAGGCCGATCTGACTCCCGGTCGCGACCCCGGCCGCCTGGTAGGACTCGAACAGCGCCTTCCCCGCTTGCAACTTCTCAAAGAGGCTGTCGGTCTGGTGGACGGCGCTGGACATCGCCACCGACAGGCGCTCCACGGACGCCTTGGCGGCCTCCACGGGCGGCGGCACGGTCTGCCAGGCTTGCGCCATCTGCTGTGTCTCGGCCTCGTACGCCGCCGTTTCGGCCGCCATGCGCTTGGTGTCGGCGATGATGGCCTCCGCGGTCGGCGTGAACTTGGTCCCCAGACTCGCAAACTCCGACCCCAGGCCGGTCGTGATCTTCCCAATCGAGACCGTCGCGTTATACAGCTCGTTGAGTGCGGGCGGCGCCGTCTGCCCCAGCCGCCCATACGTCTCGATGGCGTCGCCCACGGCGGTGTTCAGCTTGGTCTGTTCGTCCTGCGTCATCTTCGTCAGGTTGCTGAGACCGCCCAGCGCCGCTTGCATCTCCTGCACTTTGGTGATGCTGTCGGTCCCGAACATCGACGCGCGCAGCTTCTCCTGCGCCGCCGCGGCGGCGTCCGCTTCTGCGGTGGACTTTGCCAGTACCGCGGCTTCGTCCTTCTTTCTGGCGAGGTAGTAGGTCAACGCGTCGGTATTAATGCCGTACTCGATGCCCAGTTGCTTCACCGTCGTCGTGTGGTTCGCCAGCGCCGCTTCCATCTTCGGCAGCGCGGCGCCGAATAGCCGCAACTGCCCCTCCCAGTACGCTTGACGTTCTGCCGCCGTCGTGATCGTTTTCTGGTGGTCTTTGACCCATTTCATATTGGCCGCGACCGCCTCGGTCACATCGGTAAAGGTCTGCCCGGTGCGCTGCAGCGCCAGATCGAGGATGGCTTGCTGGTTCGCCGCGACATCCGCCGCCTGGATCGCGGTTTGGACATTCTTGGTCCAGCCCAGCCAATCCGCCATCGCCTTCCCCAGCTCGATCCCCGTGAGCGTCACGCCCACCGCCACGCCGGCCGTGCCCAGCAGACCGAGCTGCGCGTAGGTCATCCCTGAGACTTTGCCCAATTCTTCGATCGCCGCAATCGGCTTGGACATGCTGACGCCCATCGCATTCGCGGTCGCATCGACAGCCTTTAAGCCAGTCGTGAGCTGCGACAGGCTGGCCTCTTTGCCGAACCCATCCACCACCTGACCCGTTTTGGCGAGCGTGACGCCGGTCTTTTTCGCTTCGCCTTCCATCACGCCGAGCGCGGCGCTGGCCTTATTCGCCTCGGTGACGAAGTCGGAGAAGTCGGCTTGGAGCGCACCAGTCAAGGCCATCGCTATTTCCTCGCGAGGTCGTCGGCCAGGATGGCGAACGTGGTTTCAGGCATGCTCAACACCGTGTCCCAACTCAGGCCGCTACGTTGGCAGATGGCAAGGGTGGTGCCGACGAGGCGTCGGAAGACTCGGTTTTTTTTAGCGCCTCGCCCGCGGCCTCGACCGTCGCGTGATGCGCTTCGATCGCGCGCTTCACCTCCAGCGCCGTCGCCTGGCGCAAGTTGTTCAGCGCGTCTTGCACCTCGTCGGGCGGCAGGCCACGCACCGGAATCCGCGCCCCGCCCGGGTCGGTCAGCGTCCAGTCGATCAGATACGCGATCACCGTCGCGTCCGTCGTCTTGAGCACGTCGCGCTTGAGTTCGCCGCCCTTCGACTCGGTGTACATGCGCGAGAGCATCGCGATGTACTGGCCGTGGTTCAGTTCGGCCCAGACGGTCAGGCTGCGCCCATTCGACAAGGGCAACGTCACTTCGCGCGGAATTACGATGTCCGACATTCAGCGTCCCTCCGGCGGGCCGAGACTCGCGGTCAAGGCGTCACCGTTCACCTGCAGCGTTTTGGGCAACACGGGAAAGCACCACAGCCCGGCGGGCTTGGCGAGGCGCGGCGCCTGGAAGATGAGCGGCAGCTGGCGAATGCGCAGCGTGTCGACCCGCGTCACGCGCGCCGACAGCGTCCAGTGGAAGTGCTCATCCCGGCTGACCGACCAGCGGCCTAAGACCGCCGCCTCGCCCGCGCCCCAGACAATCGCGCCGCGCTGCCCGCCAAACGTGACGGAATGGAACAGCCCCGGCACGGGTGCCCGTTACGCCGCGCGGGCGCGATCGCGGTCGCGGTCAGCCTGGAGCGTTTCCAGACGAGCCATCGCCGCCGCGGGCAGCGTCCACGGCCCGGCCGCCATGAACGTGCCCGACAGGGCCGGTGCGCCTTCGACATCCGTGTCGAGTTCGGCGTCCATGTAGGCCAAGCCGCTGAACTTGTGCGGGGTCGCCGCGCTGGGGTCGTTGCTGTGGGGAATCAGGTCGAGCGTCCCCGGCGAGGTCAGCGCCGTCGCTTCGATCAGCGACATGTCGTCGCTGTTCCAGAAGCCCGTCAGGCTACCGCTGACATCACGCATGCCTGGGATGTACACGCGATTCGTGTCTTGGAAACACGTCACGTTGATTTTTTCGGTCGCGAGCGAGAGCGTCCACGACTTGATCGAGACCAGGGCGGTCCCGGTCGCTCCACCCGTGGGATCCCATTTCACGAGGCCGTCACGTCCTGCGCGAATCATGATGTGTGTCCTTCCTTAGACACTCGGCGTGACTTGCACCCGATAGCGCCCGCCGTGATGCTGCCATCGGATCGACTTGTCAGAGGGATCGAGTTCGCCGGGGTCGCGGATGCGATCGACACGCACCGTCGAGAGCCACCCGTACCCCGGCACGGTGAGCGGCTGATCCGCGAGCAGCGCGTCAATCCGCGCGGCGGCCTGCGTCGCCGGCCCCATCGCGCTCGTCTGCACCACGGCCGCCACGGCATACGTGATGACTTCGATCGCGCGCCGCGCCGCCGCGGTCTCCGCAAAGACCGCCACGTCGGCGGTTTCGTCAATCGTCACCAGCGCAAACGCGGTCTTGCCTTGCGGCGCCAGGCCGAAATGCACGCCGCCCGGCAGCAGCGTCGCGAGCGTCGCATCGCCGGCCAGGTGCGTGATCACCGCCGTATCGACCGCGCTGGAATCAGCCACCGGACACCGTCAGTCCTTCCGCGCGCATGATGGCGGCAATCCGCGGGATCATCTGTTCGCGGGCTTTCATCACGCGCGGGACAAAGTTGTGCGCCGCCGGCATCCGGCCACGCCGCCCGCGTTTCTTCGTGGTCCGCGGCTTCGACCCGAATTCATAGGCCAGCGCGTACTTCGCCGTATTGGCAATCACGACACGTGCGGCATGCTTGCGCGGCTGTGATTTCACGACCATGCGGCTTGCCAGATAGCCGCTCCGTTGCCGGTACGACGCGCCAATCTCGGCCGCGACGGTCGTGCCCAGCGACACCAGCGCGGCCTGCGCCTGCGCGGCGAGAAACGATGGCAGCTGCTTGAACTTGCTCTGCTGCACCGTGACGCCGCCGAGCGTGAACTTGATCACAGCGCCTCCGCGACCACCAGCACCAGTTCGCGCCGCGCTTCCTCCGGGTCGCGCAGCCCGAGCACCTGGAACACCCGCGCCCCGCGGTCGGGGTCGGTGTAGGTCAGCCGCGTCTGTACCGTGACGCCGGGGTGATACGGCAGCGTGACGGCATGCGTGCCGCTGGCGACGAGGGTATCGGCCGTGAGCCGTTCCATATCGGCACTGGCGAGCGCGTCGAGATGCACCCACATCGTGGGCGGGTCGAGCGCCGCCCAGGTCTCCGTGAACCCGCCCGCGCCGTCGGGCACCGGAGCGCCGGGGTTCTCCAGCGTGACGAGCTTGTCCATGCGGCCGACGGCCATCATG